AGCTGGGTTTTAAATGAGGATACATGCTTATGGGATGCCCCTGTAGCAATGCCAACGAGCGGTGGACCATTTGTATGGAATGAAACTACCAAATCGTGGGATGCTGTAGATGGCAACAATTGACGCTACAGACGCTAAGCTGTCTGCCCATGAACAAGTATGTGCTGAACGTTATGCTGTCATTAATGCCCGTTTAAAGCGCTTAGAGAGCATTCTCATAGGCGCTTGTGGCATCATGCTGACAGGCATGACAGGCACATTATTCGCAATGTTAACCCACCTTAAGTGAGGATAAAATTGACCCAATAACCATCTTTGCTACTTGTAAAGCCGCATACAGCGGCATACAAGGTTGCATTTCTGTTTACAAAGAACTTAAAGCGACTGGAAAAGAAGTAGCTCACATTGGTGAAGAAGTTGGAGGATTCTTGTCCTCTTTCTTTGTAGGACAACAAACCCTAGAAGAAGAACACGAGAAACAAAAGGTTCAACGTAAGGCAGATGTGTTGGCGGGTAAGCCACGCAATGTCACACAAGAAGCCATTGACAATGTTATGCGTGTTAGACAAATTAGAAGGTATTACGCTGACCTAGAGCACATGGTGCGCTGGGAGCTAGGGATGCCTGACTTGTGGACTGAAATCACAGAAGAACGAGACAGACTTATAGAAGAACGAGCGCTTCTTAAAAAGAAACAAGATGAGCTAGAACGTATAGCCACACTTAAACGGAAATATCAACTACAACTTATTGAAGAGTATTCCTGGATTGCTGTAGCTATTGTTTGTGCCATTGTCTTTATTATAGGAAACCTATGGGCGCTTCAAGAACTGGTAACATTGGATCGAGTACGACGTTGGGGATATTAACAGTGGTTATAGCAGCATGCTATCTGGTCACTGTAACCTTTGTTGCTGTATGGTGGACCAAAGAAGAACGTAAGCTGGCTAATAAAAACGTTGCTCGTATTGAACGACAACTTGAAACATGTAAAAGGAACAACAATGAATGATTTGCTAGGGCTACTTAAAAACTTAGCCCCTACATTGGCTACAGCTGTAGCTGGTCCTTTGGGTGGTGCTGCAGTGGCAGCCATTGCTTCCAAACTAGGTGTTTCTGACAGCGTAGAAGCTGTTGCTAAAGCCATAGCAGGTGATCCTGCCGCAGCACAGAAAATAGCAGAACTTGAACTTGAGTTTGCTAAGGTTGTTATTGACGGTCAAAAGAACGAAGACAATAACGTAACAGCACGTTGGCAATCTGACAATCAGTCTGAGGGATGGTTAAACAAAAACATACGTCCAGCCACCTTGGTGTATCTCTTGACTACCTACAATTTGTTTGCATTGATGTCAGCGTTTGGGCATCAAGTCAACGAGGCATATGTTAGCTTGTTAGGACAATGGGGTATGTTAGTAATGACTGCCTATTTTGGTGGCAAGACACTCGAAAACATTATGGCTATCAAAGGTAAAAAATGATTCTCTCAGAACACTTTAGCTTAGAAGAAGCAACCCACTCGGACACAGCCATCCGTTTGGGTATTAACAATCAACCCGATGCTCGTCAGCTTGAGAACATGAAGATGGCAGCAATCGGTATGGAACAAGTGAGGGCACTCCTTGGTAAATCCATTTCTGTAAACTCTTGGATTCGCCTGCCAGCAGTTAATGTGGCAGTTGGCGGTAGCAAAGTGTCTAGCCACATGGATGGTTGGGCAATAGACTTTGTGTCCCCATTTGGGACTCCTTATGCAGTGTGTAAAGCCATAGAAGCTTCTGGTATTAAGTTTGACCAGATGATACATGAATATGGCAAATGGACTCACATCTCGTTTGCTCCAGAAATGCGGCAACAAAAACTAACAATTTTTAATCCTCAAAAGAAGTACTTAATTGGTATTTTAACTGCGGATGAATATCAAAAACAAGCGGGTTAATTATGAGCACTTCGGGCACGACTACTTGGAAACTTAATAGAAACGAGATTATTTACGCGGCATTGCGTAAACTTGGTGTTTTGTCAGGAGGAAGCACTCCAGAGGCTTACCAAGTCACTGATGGAACACAGGCCCTTAACGCTATGATTAAGGGATTTGAAACAGACGGTATGCCCCTCTGGTCAATTAAAAGCTACACCTTTACGGTGACTTCTGGTACAGCAGCTTATAACATTGGTGTAGGTCAAACGTTTAATACGGCTAAACCTCTAAAGGTTATACAAGCTTGGCGTAACCAAGACACGAATTTCTCTAACGTTCCTATGAACGTTTATACAAACTACAACTATGATTTACTGCCATTAGCTCTGTCTTCTGGCACACCAGTTAATTTGTATTACCAACCTCTACGTGACTATGGTGTAATCAATTTGTGGCCTAAGCCCAATGATTCTGTAACCACCATTACACTTCGTTATCAAACTCCTTTTGAGGATATGACGTCTTCTACAGATGACATAGACTTCCCATCCGAATGGACAGAAGCAATCATCTATGGACTGGCTCACAGGCTCTCTCCAGAATATGGTATGCCCTTACAGGACAGACAATTGCTGGCTAAAGAAGCTGAGTTCTTCCATGAGAAGGCGCTGTCATTTGGTACTGAAGAGGGCGGTATATTCTTCCAACCAGATACTGCTGGTACAAGGACAAAATAAATGGCCTACTCAAAAACACCAGCCGTTCAAACATACGAAACCAAGAGAGTCAATTTTATCTCCAATCCTCAACAGCGTGGAACTAATGCTGCACAGGATTTCCGTCTGTTAAACATGATGGTGGAGGTTATTAAGAGTCCTGTTGGTGATCAAAACAAATATTTTATTAAGAGCCGTCCTGGAGTAACAACGGCCTTTACAACAGCCACAGGCGAAGGTAGGGGAATATACTACTGGGTTAAAAGTGGTACTGGCTATTGCATGGCTGTTGTTGGTAACAAGGTTTATGCAAATGGTACTAACGTTTTAACTCTCTCTACTTCTACAGGAACTGTGGGATTTACAGAGTTTGTGAGTAGTACAGGAACTGTGTCTCTTATCCTACTAGACGGTACTGACGGGTATGTATTTAGTGACTCAACTACTTCTGTTAAAATAACAGATGCTGACTTTCCTACACCTCATGTACCCATGCCCATCTTCATAGATGGTTACTTGTTTGTAGCTAAAGCAAACACAGCGGATGTATATAATAGTGATCTAGACAATCCTTCCTCTTGGACAGCAGGCGACTACATTTCTGCTGAGATGTATCCTGACCTTGTCATAGCGTTGTCTAAAAACAACAACTATATCTATGCCATAGGTTCAGCTAGTACAGAATACTTATACGACGTAGCTAACGCTACAGGAAGTCCCCTAGGACGTCATGACTCTGCTGTGCAACAGTTTGGTACTGCTGCCAGAGACTCTGTTGTACAAACAGAAACAGAAGTAATTATGATTGGGGAAACAAACAACGGTGGACACACAGTGTGGACCATTGACGGGTTTAAGGCAGCCGAAGTTGGTATTCCTGCAATAAAGAGTGCGCTCCTTGCAGAAGGTGCTAACCTACCTAATGCACAAGCATTTTGTGTCCGTGTAGCGGGACAGAAATGTTATGTAATTTGTTTAACTAACAGAACATTGGTATACAGCTTTGACACTAAAATGTGGCACGAATGGAGTACAGCATCAGGAGCATTCTTATGTGCTCACGGTACAGATGGTCCTAACGGAAGTGCTTACCTACTGGATAAAACAAATGGTAAGATTTACACAATGGATGAAACACTGTTCACTGACGCTGGAACAGCCATTAATTGTGTTTTTACTTCTTCTAAGCTGGACTTTGATACCATTAACCGTAAATTTATGTATCGCTTATCTATGATTGGTGATGTCCCTGATTCTACAGGAACGGATTTAGCGGTGTCTGTACAATGGTCTGATGATGACTATAAGACATTTAGTTCTGCAAGAACCTTATCCTTTAATGCTGACCTTCCTGCTATAACACAGCTTGGTCAGTTTAGACGACGAGCTTTTAAAATTACATACAGTCTTCCTCACCTTCTTCGTTTAGAAGGCATAGAAGTAGACATTAACAAAGGTGGCGTGTAATGGCTGGCGGAGGTTTACCACCACCACCAACAAGAGCTGCTTCTGGTGACTTTGCTTGGACAGCATGGTATAACCAGTTGTACACTCTTCTTAGTACGCAAGGTTCTGTTTCTTGGGACCTTGTTAACAAAGCTGGTAGTTCAATTGCTGACTTACAGAATAAGAACCACAACCTGTTAACTGCAATGCAAGGTGGTACTACTAATGAGTATTACCATCTTACTGCTGCTCAATATGCTACGATAGCATCTACAGATACTAAGTATGGAGCTTTCCACAGTTCGACGACACAGACAGCAGCTGCAATTAATACAGAGTATGCTATGACATTCTCTGCTACTGATTACTCTAACGGTGTTACTTTAGTTAGTGGAACACAGCTTAAGGCCGCTACTGCTGGATTATATAATGTACAGTTTAGTGCTCAAGTAGCTAGTACAGATTCTTCTATTCATGACATTGATATTTGGTTTAGAAAAAACGGTACAGATATTACTGATTCAAACAGTAAACTAAATGTTCCATCTAAACATGGAGCTATTGAGGGTAGAATTCTTCCTGCATGGAATTTATTCGTACAACTTAGTGCTAATGACTATATAGAGATTATGTGGAACACTACTTCTACAAACATAGTATTAGAAGCTACAGGAACAGGAACATCACCAGCAAGACCTGCTACACCCTCAGTGATAGCAACAATGGATAGAGTACACGCATGATTTATACACAACTTATGGATGAGGATTTGGAACAGCTTTTAACCATTGGTGAAGAAGTTGTTAAAGAAGCTCCTCATTACAGACACAAGAAGTTTGATCGCTCTAAGTTGAGCAAAGTGCTTTTGGCAACACGAGTACATCCTAACAAGATATTTATTACTTATTCTAAAAAAGAAGGACGCATTGAAGGTGTTATTCTTGGACGTATAAGTGAGCAATATTTCTCAGATGAACTAGTAGCTTCTGACATGGTTATGTTTGTTAAACCTGAACATCGAGGGTCTCCCTTGTTTGTCAGACTCTTTAAGAACTTTGAAAAATGGTCTAAAGATAACAAAGCAACCTCAATCGTCATCGGTCACACGACTGGTATTAACATGGACAAAGTACAGGGTATGTATACCCGCTTAGGATACAACACTATGGGATATATATTCAATAAGGAGAATGCATAATGTGCGGTGGATCAAACCCAGTAGACGACCTATTTAGCAGTGCAGGTGATGCACTTGCTGATTTAGATGACACAGTTGCAGAAACCATCCCAGGTGGATGGACCACAGCTGCAAGAATAGCAATGATGGCTAATGGAATGCCCACCGACGGAGGTGTGGGATATGTCTCTGATGCAGAACAGATAGCGGCAATGAATGCTGCAGGAGGTGCAGCAGACACGGTAGGCTATGTCTCAGATGCTGAACAAATAGCTCAAATGGGTAATGCCAGTGATGCAGCAACTCTAGGTGATATAACACAAGCCCCCCCTCCTTCCCTTCCTGGAGATGTGTCTCAAGGAAGTAATTTCCCAGGAGAAACAGACGACTACGGACAACCTTTAAATAGAGGTATGGACGAAGGTGGTTTAACTGCTAAAAAGATAACCCTTCCTCCTGAAAATCCTTATGCGGGCATTCAGGATATGATGCCTGGATTTGATGGTAGTTCTCCAGCAAATTCTCCTTTCTCATTAAGTGATTTAGGAAATTCAACTTTAGGTGGAATTAAAAGTCTTGGAGATTGGGCAAAGAAAAACCCAGTTCCTGCTATGTATGCAGGCGGTAGTTTGTATGACATGTATGCCAAAAACAAAATGGCTAAGAAGCAAGAAGGTTTGTATAATCAAAACCGTGCTGACATCATGAATGCTTATGCTCCAGGTTCTGCTGAGTACAATCAAATGGCACAGGCAATGGCTCGTAAAGATGCTGCTGCTGGACGTAACAGTCAATATGGCACACGTTCTAGTGACTTAGCTGCTACCCTTGCTAAAATGCGTATGAACTCTCTTACAAGTTTACAAGGTTCACAAAACACTTTGGCTAACCAATCAATGAGCAACCAATACGGTATGTTCAATACTCCGTTAGCTTTGGCTATGTATTCACAAAGACCACGTTCACGTGCCACCCCTATAGAATAAGGAAACATTATGGATTTAAATTCTATGTTTCAAAACTTAGGACCCGCAGGAGGAGCCATGCTTACTGGCATGGATATGCGGAATACTCAGAATGAGCAAGAGTCTCAGCAGGCAATGCGCCAAGCTCAGATGGATGAGATTATGCAAAGGACTGCTCAACAAAAGTTGATGAATCCTTTGGAACTGCAAACTAAGCGGCAGGCTCTGGATACAGGGAAACTTGCTCTTGAGACTGGCGGTCTTGCTAATAAAAAGGCTCAACTAGAACTTGACGCTGCTCCTTTAGAAATTCAAGTTAAAAACTTACAGCGTTCTAGTCAGTTGTTAGGCGCTGCTTCTACATATCTATCTACTGTTCCTCCTGTACAGCGTCATGCTGCATTAAAGCAGTATGCTGTAGAGAATGGCATTAACATAAACAGTCCCACTATTGCAGGATTGTGGAATCAACTTTCTTCTGTTAATGGACAAGATATTCCTAAAGTGTTAAACAGCTTTAGAGAGAATGTCATGAAGCAGGAAAGCTCAGTGTACTCTCACCTTGAAGGTCTTAGGCTTTCTGGTGAAACATCAAAAGAAGTTGCTCGTATTGGTGCTACTTCCCGTGAGAACATCGCTAATGCTAAGAAGAAAGCCACTGACATTGTTTCACAAGTTCAAGGCGGTAAACTTAGTTATGAGAAAGCTGCTGTTGCTTTCAGTGTTATGGCTGAGATGGAAGCTGATCCAGTGGATAAAGCCAAGTATCTACAAATGGCACAGACCTATGAGCAACTAAACCTCAATGCTAAGAATGCAGCATCTCAAGGTAAAATTGACCCTGGTGCTATGACAGGTTTACCTACAATACAAACTCCCACAGTTTTGGGTGGTGGTGGCCCTAAAAAAGGCACAGCAGAAAACCCAATTAAACTCGATTAAGGAAAATCAATGCCTGTTTATCAATTTCAAGGACAACATTACGACCTGCCTGATGGCTTGTCTAATGAACAGGCTATTGCCAAGATTAAAAGTCATTTAGGACAAGCAGAAGGCCCTTCTTTAATTGATCAAGGGATAGATGCTGCCACTCAGTTTGTTAAAAATACTGGTGGTACTCTTGCAGGTATTGGTGATGTTTTAACTGGTATCCCTAAAGGTTTAGTGAGCATTGGTGCTACTGGCTTGGCTAAAATTGCTGCTCCTGAGTTCAACTTCAAAGAATTGCGTACTGCAGGTCAAGAAGCTGTAGAGGATGTTGTTCCATCTATGGGCAGATCCTTTGGCATAGAAAAGAATCCTGGCTATAAAGCCGTAATGGACATAGCTAGTCTTCCTGGACAAGGTATTGAATATCTAGGCAGGAAAGCAGAAGAAGCTGGTGCTACTCCTAACGTTGCTGGTATGGGTATGCTTGGTGCTGACATCTTAGGCTATGGAGTGGGTATTCCTGGAGCTAAGTATGTTGGTAAGGGTCTTAAGAAGGTTGTTGAAACCGTTGACCCAGGACTTCGTAACATAACTCCTGAATCTGTAAGAGCAGGCAAAGGCTATGGTCCTTCGTCTTCTGCGGCAAAAGGAATGGATTCTAAATTTACTACGGAAGCTGCCACACCTGCTGCTACAAGTAGTGCTGACATTAATGCTAAATCACAGTTTGCAGATTTAGCAAAAGCAGCTCAAGAACCTTTTACAGAACCGCATGTGTTTGATACGCAAACTGGTTTTGCTGATTTGGTTAAACAAGAAATGGATCAGCGACGTGTTCAAGATGTTGTTAATGAACGTCAAAAGCAAATGGAGTTTGATGTTGCTCGTCAAGCTAGACCAGAACTCAATGCTGCTGAACTACAACGTAGAGAAGCTGCTCCTACAGGCTACGCTGAGCATCTTGCAGCACAAGAAGAGGCAGCCAAGGTAGAGAGACAAGCACGTGATTCTGAACTAGCTAAGGCTGCTGGCGCAGGTGAACAAGCCTCCTTGTTTGAACCACACACTAATATGCATCGTGCATATGAAGAAGTCTTTGCACAGACACCAGAGGGTGTACGTCCATTTACCTTTAATGAATTTAAAGAAACTTTAGAGAACCTAGCTAAAGAACCTGGTACAGCATTCAATCTTCCTGAAGATATGAAGACTGCCTACCAAGACTACTTAAACCATCCTGGTGGTGGTCAAGGTGATTTGTTTGGTGCTCATGAAGTGTTACAATCCACTTCTCATAAGACATGGGGTGAACTGACCCCACAAGAGAAGGCTAAAGCCACCCGTTCTTTGAACAAGCTGAAAAACCAGCGTGGTGGTATGGACCCTGAGATGTTTAAAGTATTGGGTAAGGCTATTGTCGACTCTGGTGCTTTGAAAGGTGTACACGATACACAAGAACTCACAGCAGCTAAAGCTCTACAATTTACTCCTAACAATCCTTTGAACAAGGTTCCTGGTATTGGAGACAAGTTGCGTGAGGTTGGCAATGCCATGATTAAGTCTCCTGATGAGGCTGTAACCTTGGCTAAGACAGCTCCTGACGTGTCTCAAAACATGTTGCAAAGGGGTGCTAATGCTTTAACTAAAGGTGGTATTTACCTTAAAGCTAAACTTAACAATCCTGTTGTTCATTACAGTGTTGACAGATTTTTAGCTGCTGAGGGAGCTGCTCGTGCAGAAATCTCTGAAAAATTAAATGACAATTATCTTGGTGCTTTACGCGATTTGTCTACAAAAGATCGTACAACAGCTTTTGAAGTATTAGAAGTTGCAGATAAGCATCAAAGAACTCTTACTCCTGAAATAATGAGAGAGTTTGGTTTGTCTGAACCTGTTCAAATCTTTATTGAACAACATCAACACACTATGGCGGATGTTTTAAAGAACATAAATGAAGCTAGAGTTGCTGTAGGTAAAAAACCTATTACAGGTCGTGAAGCCTATTCTGCCATGAACATGACTGGTGACTTCCGTAAGGTTGTTTATAAAGTAGTTGATGGTGTAAAAGAAGTTGTGGGTGTTATTGGAGCTAATACCAAGAACATTGGTGGACGTTCCTTATCTGCTTTGGAAAAGAAAGTGTTGGCTAAAGACCCCACGTTGCAGTTTGGTCCTTTACAGGATTTGGGTAAAACTTCTCGTGGAGGTCGTAGTACCCCTCATGAAGCTTTCCAAGACATTTTAACCATTTTAGGTGAAGACAATCCTCACATTAAAGAGTTTGTTGAAACCCTACGTCAAGTTGCAAATGATGATCCTTCTAATTACTTAGGTATGCAAAAGCACACTATGCAGAAGAAGGGTGTCTTTGGTATGGAAGGACGTAAGTTCTGGGAAAGTACAGAAGAGAACGCTCGTGCATTTTTTGAGAACCAAGTACGCTACATTGAGAGTGGTCTTACTTGGGGTCATCTGTCTAAGGCTGCTAAGGATGTAAACGATGTTATTCGTAATCCTGAAGTGGTTAAGAACCAGTCTAACGCTATCCGCTTAGTAGATGAATATATGCAGAATGCTTTAGGCATCAATCCCAGTGATATGGGCAAAGCTGTAACAGGTTTTGTAAACTCTACATTTGGTCTTGCTGGAATGGGACCTTCTATTCCACGTGCAGGTATTCAAATAGCTCGTAACGTGGCTAACACTGCAATGTTATCTTTAAGCCCCGCATTCTTAGCTATTCAGCTTGTGCAACCTATTGTTGCTATGCCTGCCATGACTGCGTTTTTACGTGCTAGAGCTGGTGTTAGTAAAGGCCATTTGCTTGGCTATGGTGACATGGCAATAGGTAGTGCAACCTTGTTAGCACACAAATTGGGACGTAAGGTTGATCCTGTAATGGATGGAGCCATTAAATATGCTGAAAAGAATCACATTTATTCATCAGATTTAGTTGAGCATTCTACAGAAATTTCTAGAAACGCTAAATACTATTTAGATAAAGTAACACAATCTCCTGCTGCTAACATTGAAACAGCAACCCGTGGTACAGTGTACATGGGTTTGGTTAATATGTTACATGACTCTGGACTTACTCCTAAAAATGGTCTGTACGAACAAGCCCATCGGTTTACCGATATGGCTATGGTCAACTACAGCGCCATGGAAAAACCAACGGCATACAATGCTCTTGGTTCTTTAGGAAGTATGGCTTACAACTTGAAGAGTTTTGGACATAATGAAATTAGTCGTTGGTCCATGTTTGCCAGAGAAATTGGTAATGATAAGAATGCTGTACCTATTTTAACTCAAATGGCTACCACCATTGCCATTGCTGGTGTTATGGGACTGCCGTTCTTTTCTCAATGGGAAATGTTGTATGACTACATTACCAAGAAGATGGGTAAACCTCGTAGTTTAACTTTAGATGTTATGACAGCTTCTGAACAAGTTGGTAAACATTTAGGGGAAAAGGGAGCCTATGCTTTGTCCCACGGTGGTCCTACTATGTTAGGCGCTGATTTAAGCACCCGTACAGGACTTGGAGATGTCGTTCCTTCTGCTGCATCTGATGCAGCCTTTGCTGGTGGTGGTAAGTTGTATGAGATGGCTAAAGCCACGGGTAGAGCTGCTTTTGATCCTTCATCAGAGAATCTAAAAGCTGCTGCAATTAATCTTGCTCCGCCTGTCCTACAAGGACCTATGGATGTTGCCATGTATGAGAAAAGAGGAATGGCTTTTAGCAAAGACCCTGAAAAACTTAGACCTATGGCTGTCCGTAATGACACTGACAGGTTGCTTAAAAAGATTGGTTTAACAGGTATTAATGAGTCTGCTCAAAAGCAGAAACAATACCAGCAAGGACAGCTTGATGCTGCTTACGCTGAGTATCGTTCTTCTGCAATGAAGACTATTGCTAATGATTTGTTTCAGAATCAAAAGATTGATCAAAAGACTTTGGACAAATACTTTAAGACTGGTCAAGGCGATCCTATTACTTTTGAAACAGAACTTAATAAAATGGCTTTGGAACAGAATATGTCTCCACAAAACTACTTGCTGTTAAAACAAGCTGCTTCTAGCAGGATTCCTCAACTGCGTAGCTTACAACGGAGAACTCAGTAATGGCTGATTCATTAGAACAAATGTATAATGAAAAGCCAGGGTTCTTTTCTAAAGTAATGGATCCGTTTTCTTTAGAGAAACTGGGTTCACAAGCTGCTATAAAGGAATATGGTATAGGTGAGGATGTTGGAGGTAAGGGTGATGCTTTAAGGCATCTTCTTGCTTCTGCCGTATTAGCTAAACGCCATAGTCCAGCATACTCTAGTTTTATAACTGGTCTTCATGAAGCTCCCATTCCTGTCATTGGTTCTCTAGCGCAAGCACCAGAAGACAAAGCCATGGATTTACATAACAATGCTTTGGGCATTCAGCTTGCAAAAGAAGCTAAAGATTATCCAGACTTGGTACGTAAAGCTAAAGCTAACATTGACAGTGGTACAGCTAAACTGGTATACGAGAGGGCTACGCCCACACGTGGTCCAGATGCCATAGATAACATAATAAACTCTGGTTCAGATAAGTTGGTACAGTTGAAAGACTGGGCAATGAGATACCTTAAGAAATGAAAAAAGCCCCCAAGGATTGCTCCAAGGGGGCTATTTTTTTGTCTATCCTTCTTTCATCTTCATAAAGATGAATCTAAAGCACAGGATATTCAGGGCTATAAGCCCCTCGTAATCTTCGTCGTCGTCTCCAGAGACATGTTCAATACCAAACTGGATACCATTGATAAGCTCTACTAGTACTACCCTCATACGCCACAGCTTCCACCGTGACCTGTGAATTCACAGATGTCCACTTCATCAAAGATCATGTCTTTGCTTTTAATGGCATCTTCGTATGGGACGGACGTAAGAGGTTGTCCGCCTCGGCTTCCGTCTGGATAGCAAGTGAAACCTCGCAGTCTTGGGGCATATTTTGCAAGAGTTTCTGTAAAAGACTGTACGCGCTTGTCATTGTTTCCAGCACTTCCCCAGGAGGGTAAATTGATGGTTGACGAGATTGACATGTCAACATAATCTTGAATGTCTGCTTGGAATTTGATTCGTTGTTCATAGTTCTCACTTAGGTCAATAGCCGATTCAATCTTACTTGGATCAACTCCATACTCTGAGATAAGATTTTGAGCCGTGCCATCAACAACATACTGGTACTTCCATTTGGTTCCTTCAGTGAGGAAGCGTCGCTTGTAAGCCACTGCAAAGAGAGGTTCAATCCCCGTAGTCGTGCCTGCAAGGATACCAATTGATCCTGTAGGAGCAATAGCTCTGTATGCAGCTGGGTGGTTGAGGTAGAATCGGTCGCAGTGTTCATTTGCTGCCGTTTCGCTTTCTTGCTGATAGACCTTTAACCATTTGTGGAGTTCTGGGCTAACAACATATCCAGCGCCTCGTTTAAGTAGCCATTCGTGGATCCCCATGAGACCGAGTCCGAGCCTACGATTTTTCTCGCGAACTCTATGAACTTTGTCGTAAGGCAAATCCGCTCTGAGAGTTCCGCATACAAGGAATTTAGAGGCAAGGTGTACAATTGACTTGAACTCATCAATACTTTGAATATTGCCAAGATTGATGCTACCAAGATTACAAACATCACTGTCGTCTTCCGAAGTAACCTCAGTACATGCATTCCTAAGTGTTTCATTCTGTTTCTTTCCAAAGTTAAAGCTGAAGCCAGGTTCTCCTGTCATCAGTGCCTGACGGCAGTTTTCTACAAACACGGGGTTGTTAGCTAGGCTGTAGCTATGTGGGTCCCCATCTTTCATCATGAATGCACCATCGTCATAATTAACAGAAATGTTAGTCATGTCTAGCGGAGCAAAAGCATTAAAGTCTTTCTCCTTAGCAGCCTTTACGTCTGGGGACCAGTCTTTAACGTGCAAGAATTTATCAACATCTTCATGTCTCCAATTAAGAGAGGCATAAATTGCAGAACGTCTCGAGCCTCCTTGCATAACATTTCGCCCGATTTCGTTGATCGCATACATAAGTGGAATAGGTCCTGATGCAGTGCCACCTGTTCGGCTAAGAGCCTTTCCAGCAGGACGGAGTCTCGAATAGTCAATTCCAATTCCGCCCCCAGTCATTAAACAACTCATTGCACGCCATGTAACAGCACTCCATTCTTCTCTAGTATCTTCCTCTGCACGAAGCAGATAACAATTATTGTAGGCTTTATATGGACGACCTGCATAATAAAGGTAGCGTCCGCCTGGCAGGAATTTCATTTCCTTGATATACTCAATGAGCTGTTTCTGTTCGTCGTGGGACATCAATGCTTGTACTGTACCCCAACGAGTACCACAAACATCTTCTACAAGACGTTCAGCGAGCTTATCCCATGTGTCCCCTGGGCCTTGAGCATATTTGTAGCGAAAGATGTTTTCGCCAAAAGAGTTACGGAACCGATTTGTTTCTGTCATATTTTCCTTATAAAAACTTTGGGTTTGTTGGAGCCACCCAAGAGTTCGTTTTCTTTTTGTTGTGCATCACGTTCCATGCAACAGAGTTCACAATGGCCTTTTTTCATCCACATACGGTGTTTCTGGCAACGGTATGGGTGAGGCTTTGTCTCTTTGCTGATAGGTTCTGATGGTTTTTGTTGCATCTTTTTCCTGAAGGATTCGTTCTAAAAATTGCTTCTTAGCTTGTTTCTTTTTCATTCCACTGCTTTAGCGAGGTCGTCAAAGCATTCACTAACATCGTCTTCAAAGGCTTCGACAAGATCGGATATGTCACGTCCTATGATGTCTAAGAATTCTACAACGTCCAGGTTATGCACAATGAGTGTTTTTAGTTCTTCAAGTTTCATTATTAGCATAAGAAGGTGTTTTTTCAATGTAATCTCGCAACATGTCGACGAGTGCTTTCTCTAGGAGATAGCCCACTTCTTTTGGTGCAAAGGTTACCTGTAGGGTAGCGCTACCGTCATCATTTTCATTAATTTCATTTACTAACATTGCGCTTCTCCAGTTCTCTGTTAATGTACCACATAGCCTTACGTAAGTCCTCTACGGCATCTTTCTTAAGATCACAACGCCAGATGTACTTTAAAGCATTCCCTAGGTTAAACCCCATGTGCTCTGTAATCTGAATACATTCAATACCAGAGGGATGCACGGTGTAATGTAGGGGATGCTCCACAGGGTCAGGTTGTGGAATGTTTAGTTCTTTATAATCTTTTATGTCTGTTTCATTTAGCATACTTTTTATTTATGTAGTTAAGACTTACTGGCATTAGGTCAAACTCACCATCTTGTACATCATGAAGCATCAAGAACCCACGCCAATGTCTGTTGCCTTGGCTGGACATGTAGTCTTCATTATGTTCGTAACAGGAGCCTGCTATCACCGAAGTGAGGAGTCCTCCATCTGCTTTGTAACCTGTCGCAATCTGTAAGCCCTGTTGATGTCCTTGCACACAAGACATATGCTTCTTACTAAGGCAGGCAGCAGCAGTTGTGACAGGACGGCCCATAAGGCCAGTAGTAAAGTAATGGGAATAAGCAACACCATCGATGACAGCAACATCAAGGAAGTTATGAACGTCCCAACCATACTCTTCATAATTAAGATCTGCAATAGAAAGAACTCCTTCCAACTTTGGATCATCGTTGACAGCTCGGTTGATTCTGTTTTCATGGTTTCCTAAAGTCAATACCAACTGTGGTTTGTATTGCTTTTCCTTATTTTTCTTAGCTCGTGCATTAAACTCCCATATTGGAGACAGGAAGCTAACCATAGCGCTCTTACTCGCCTCAATATCTGAGATATAACGTCTACCTTCAAAGCTTTTCTTTCCAACATCGTAACTAGATAAACTAGGCATGTCTGCAAAGTCTCCAATACATACGATTGTATCGGGCTTCTTTTCTACAGCATACCTACCGATTTTACTGAGGTAACTAAAGTCAACCCCAGGCTTTGCCTGTACGTCAGGCAGTACTAAATGTTTCGCCATTTGCTAAAATGAATCCTACGTTTGCTAATGAATAGGCAAAGAATGACAGAGCCATTCCCACATTACCTTTGAGGAAGTAGTCTACTGCTACACCGACGTATATTAAGCCAGTGATAGCCAATAGGATGTTACTCATTGAACGTGTTCAGACTTACCCGAGGCAATGTCTGCTTCACTATGTTTAGCAGTGAAAGGGATAGCACCCATCTGTAACAGAGTGTTAAGTCCAATCTTTAAGATGAAGTCTAGTTCATTCTGTTCTAGCTCACCTTCAAATTTAACTGTACCTTTTTCTGTCTCAATTGATTTACTTATTAGCATATTTCTTTGATATTTCTTTCTCAAGTTTAGTTTTCTCTGCGTGGCATACTTTACACAGTACCTGTAAGTTCTTACCTTCACAAAACATTCTGTCAATGTATGTATCCCAAGATACAAATCCTTTCTTGGGGTCAATGACAGGCTTTATGTGGTCTACTTGTACATCTTTCTGTGTATACTCTTGCTCACACATGGCACATAGATAATGTTGTGCTAAACGTCCTGTTGCTTTATTAATCTTCTTCTCTGTCTTGGCAGCATTAAGTGTTTCATACTTAGGAGGCCATTTGCGACTCCCTGCCCTGAGTGTGGATGTTACAAAGCTTCGGTAACGGGCTTCTGTCCACTTCCCACCATTTCTCATGTAGGAAACTTCCAGATTTCTCCTTCTTGTCGTCTAATCCACAGGCATATGCCGTTCATAAGAAGGCGTTCATCATCGCTGTAAAGATTACGGACAAACTCAAACATGTCAAGCTCATCGTCGTAACTACCCAACTCGGATATAGTAGCTTCGAGCTTTTTAGGAACAGATTGTCTAGCTTTCCCGTCAAAGCCAAAGATATTGTCAGTACGATCGCCCATAATAAGCTGATAATAGAAATGCTGAATAGCAGGAATTGGAAATTGTTCACGATGTGTCCCTGTTACAAAATTAAAATGTTCTCCAGGAATCATTAACAGGTCTTTATCTATGGTACAAATGACAGTGTCTTTGTTAGCCATCTGATAAATGCCCATGGCATCATCCGCTTCTTGTTCATTCTCTACAGATGCTCCCCATTCTGTACAAAGATACTCACGGACTTGCTGTAACCATTTAGGTCTAGGCGTGTCCTTGCGGTTGGCTTTGTATTCAGGGTTGAATTCGTAGCGAAAGTTATCACTACCAGTGAGGTAGGTTTTGTATGTGTCGCTCTTTGTTTCTAACAAAATGCGACGTATTAGTTCGTCTGTACGAATGAGAGCCACCTCTACAGGTTCATTCTCACTCGCAGCAGAACAACGATACGCCACAATGTCAGCATCGATTAATGCTGTGGTCATTTAATCCTTATTAGGATCCGTAGCATTACTCAAATTTTGAGCAACTTTTTCTAGAGCTTGTGCTGTATACGGCTTATCTTCATCAGTAACAGCGCCTCCTAAAGTTACCACATCTTTAGCTAATGCTAAGGGTGTTTCAATAACTACGCCAACTGTGGCTTTTAATAAACTACCAAACATATTTATTCCTTATTTAGATTTCTTGTTACGTGCAGAAATTGCACTGGCTTTAGCCTTAGCATCTGCCTTAGATGATGCACCCCAAGCCTGTAGGGACAGCTTAAGGCGTGTGGGCTTGCCGTCCTTCTCTTCTGGTCCAGGCATATTACCCATACGTGCTAGGAAAGACGCACGTCGTGGATTGTCTCCTGCCTTAACAGGAGCCTTTAACTCACCGCCTGTCTCAGCCTTGTAAGAGGCACGACCTTTTGCGTTAAGTCCACCCTTTGGATTCTTACCTTCTTTCTTTTGCCATGCAGCTACCATTATTTACCTTTCTTTGGTTTCTTTGCAGTTTTAGCAGAGTCAATGAAGTCTTGCTTAGTTGGAGCATTCTTGCTACCAACCTTATTCATTCGCTCACCAGAGCCTGCTTTGATACGTTCTTTTTTTGCGTTGATGTTCGCATATAATCCAGGTTTCATTAATACTCCGCAGATTGTATAAAGTGATGTAGAAAGGTGGCAAACACATCTACCTCTTTCTCGTCATGCTCATCTTTACCCAACATGTAGTTGATGGCATGCACAAGTTCGTGGAAGAAGCATTGCTCCTTAACTTCTTGCATAACATTCTTCTTCAGAATGATTTGTCTAGTGTCACGGTTACAACTTCCTAAGAGGTTGTAGTCATGTATTTGTGTGACTGTCCATAAAGCACCAGCCAATTGAAATTGTGTTGGTATTTTCATATTAGACGCTGATAGGGGGATTCGAACCCCCATTCACTCCATGGGGAAGCATTCTACCAATTGAACTATATCAGCTAATAGGGTGAGGGTCTCAATTTGGTCACTAACTAGGCAGGGCAGAAAGCCAGAAAATTCCCTGCTGGACATCCTTGAACGCTGGCTTGACAACCCTCAAAAACTTAGTCTACTTGTGGGAAGTCGTTTTCCATCTCACTGATGGGACCTGCCACTTGTTTACCGAATACATAGTCTTCAAACTGCTTGGCTACGTCGACCACAGCCTGTGCACTAGGTGGAGTCTTAGCGCCAGTAGTAAGCAGAGCAACAGCACTGCTAAGAGAGCTTTGACGAACAATGAGAACCTGACGTTGGGCACGTTCTTCTGGGGTCTCATATGTGCTACGAGGGCTTGCTGCAGCAGGTTTACCAGCAACACCACCCGACGATGCAGGCGCAGGACTAGATGCCCCAGCTTCTGCCTTCGCCATCGAGACCCAGTCGTTGTAGCCTTTGTCATTCTTAACAATTGTAACCTCGTAACTTTCGCCTGGCTGTGCAAGAGCCAATGTTGAGAAGCTATCTTTAGTTGCACCGAAGGACATGACCTTCTTACCTTCTACTTTGCCTTGGAACGAGTTGTTCTTATAAGCAACGTCAGCGGTTTGATAGCTACCTTTAGCGGTAGGTACTGTTTTAATGTCAACAGACAAGATTGTAATGTTCATAATTTCCTTAAATTATTAGTGTCTATACTATTATTGTAACACGTTTTAATCTCCGTGTCAAGAGAATTTCTGCATATCTTTCATGTTGAGACCGTACTTAGATTCACAAGCCATTGGTGTAGTCCAATCATACCCAAACACAGACTTAATACGGCTAGGAAGATCCCTAAAAACGTCATCAAAGATTGTGCGTAATCGCTCAAGGTTCTCACTCCTAGTGTCCACAACAATGCTGTCATGGACAGTAGAAATAAAGTCGCAAGGTATAGCAGCATCCTGAATCCTTTTCTTAGCCATAATACGAGCCATCATCATAACGTCAGCACCAGTTCCTTGAACGGGATAGTTTGTAAGAGTTGTCCAAGGTATTTTAAGTTCTCCTCTATAGTCTCGCTTGGGGGGACAAGACCAACTTCTACCCATGGGTCCAACGATTGCGTTACCACCCATGATACAATCTTTCCATCTTGTATGACAAGCGTTAATGCCTGAGTACTTTCTGTAGAACCGCTCATTCATGTCGTCCCAAAAGTCGGGACTGGTTGATACGTGCATGAAGTCAGGATCATTAGCGAAAGACCAGCCAGAGCCACGATAAATGGTTCTGAATAAAAATATCTTAGCGATGAGCCTTGAAGGCAGGTCAAAAGCCTCTTGATTCTTAGCATGGGTGTCTTCCCCTCCTAGAGCTATCCAAACTTGAGAAACTCAACGGTACATATTACAATGGTCTTATTAAACTTCGAAAAGAAATGAATTGGGAAGAGGGAATGCTACATGGCAACTTCAATCAGACAACAGCGCAAACAGGTCGGCTATCTAGTTCTAGACCAAATTTGCAAAACTTTGCTAGCGAACTCCAAGACATATTTGTCTCCAAGTACGTACACTAAAGAGGAATTAGAACAAGCAAAAGCGGAAAAGGAAAAGAGAAATGCATGATGAAGAAGAGTTTGATGAAGATGACGATGAAAACTGCCCACGATGCGGTGGACCAATATATTCAGAGCCTCATTGGCACTATTACCAGTGCGACGATTGTGGGTGGAGACAGAAAAAAGAAAGGGAATATGACTGAACTAAAACAACTTGAGTATAACGACGGACTTGTCAACTTTGCTTCCTTACTACAACAACATGGAGTTAAACGTGTATTGATGGATTTCCAGATGCATTACCCTGGCTATTTTATGGAGATTAAGAATGCCATTAACACCTATCCAAACAAACCCGCAGCAGCCCTCCTAAGAAAGTAATGCTGATACAATGTGACGCAAGTCAACTAGAGTGGCGTACGCTGTTAGAGCTAGCCAAAGACCCAGTAGGTATTGAAGAAATCTTAGGAGGTGAAGA